ATTTAGTTCAGAGCACTTGGCGGGCTACTTGTAGAAATTGTCATGATTGGGTGCACAAATTTCCAAAAGAAGCTAGAATAATGAATTGGTTAAAATGATTACTAAAATTTATGATTATGAAAATGATTGGAAAAGAATTAAAAATTAAACACGTATCTGATTACTCAAAATTTGCTGTATTACCTATGAACAGAGGTATTGATAGCAAGCATGTACAAAAAATGATAGCAAGTATCCGTAAAATGGGAGTGCTTAGATGTGTAATTACTTGCACTACAGATATTATTGAAGGTATACTGAAAACTTACATTATTGATGGTCAGCATTTGGCCACAGCATTAGAAAGAGAAGGTATGCCTATACCATACATTGACATTGTAATTGAATCAGAAGAGGATTTAGTTGAGAAAATGGCATATTTAAACAATTCTTCTAAGTCTTGGGACTTGATGAATTATATCAATGCTTGGAAAATGATCCGTCCAGATTATATGAAGTTATTCAAATGGAAAAACATGTATGACATAGAGATTACCATGCTTGCTATAATTGGTGTAAATAATGCAGGAATTAGACAAGGTACTTCAAAAATTAAAACTGGTGAATTCAAGATCACCAACTCTAGAGCAGAGGAGATGTGTAAAGCATTTAATGATATCTTTTTAAAGATAGGAATGTCTGATAGAGCAGTAAAGTTTCAGTTTTTGACAGCATTTATGCAAGCATACGGAAATTATAATCATGCTAAAGTATTAGCTAACATTGACAAGCATCTCAAAACTGTAAAACTTATGGCTACAGGAGATGAGACTGGTCAATATATTAGAAAACAAATCTTTAATTTACCAAAATGACAAAAGATGAAATACAAGCACAAGCTTTAGAAGCTACAAAAACTAAGAATAGATGTAGTATAGTTTTGGGTACCGGAGTAGGTAAAACTTTGGTTGGTCTTAACCACATGAGTAAGAATTCAACTTCTTTAATGAGAATTCTAGTGGTGGCTCCAAAAAAATCTATTTTTCAATCTTGGAAGGATGATGCTATAAAGTTTGGCATGGATGATCTTTTATCAAGTATAACATTTACCACATACTTAAGTCTCAACAAGTGTAATCCAAATGATTATGAGTTAGTTTATCTAGATGAAGCTCACAGTTTACTAGACAGTCACAGAAGTTTTCTTGAAACTTATAAAGGGAAGATACTTGGTCTAACAGGTACTCCTCCTAAGTACAAGAATTCTGAAAAGGGCCGTCTAGTAGCTGAGTTTTGTCCAGTTGTATTTACTTTTGGTGCAGATGATGCTATAGAAAATAAAATCTTAAATGATTATACCATCTATGTTCACATGCTCAAACTAAATAGTGGAAACAATTACTTAGTTGAGAATAAAAACAAAAAATTCCTTACTTCTGAGGAGAAGAATTACAACTATTGGTGCAATAGAATAGATACAGGAAATGGGCCAGCCCATATTTTAAGAGTTATGAGAATGAAAGCTATGATGGAATATCCTTCCAAAGAAAAATATGCAAAGCTTTTGTTTCACTCTATAAATAGTAAATGTATCCTTTTTGCTAATACTCAAGATCAAGCTGATAAGCTTTGTTCTAGCAGTTATCACAGTAATAATCCTAAATCAGAAGAAAATCTTCAGATGTTTAAGACCGGTCAGATTAATAAATTATCTACTGTGCTTCAATTGAATGAAGGTGTAAATATCCCAAACCTTAAACAAGGCATAATTATGCATGCTTATGGTAATGAACGTAAGGCTAGTCAGCGTATTGGGAGGCTTCTCAGATTAAACCCTGATGATAAAGCTATAGTACACATATTATGTTATGTAGATACCGTAGATGAAAAATGGGTTACTGAAGCTTTGGAAGGTTTTGATCAAAGTAAAATTGTATGGAAAGATTTCGGGGTTAACTTAGGTTAACCCTATTTTTAATTATATTATAGTATGGAAAATACAAAAACACATAAGTTAGTATTGCATAATGATAAATCTAATGATTTTTTATATGTAATAGCTTGCTTGATTAAAATATGCAATCAAAATCCAATTCAGGCAGAACAATGCGCTATTTTAACACATTATAAAGGAAAATATCCTATTAAAACAGGAGATTTTAGTGAGTTATTAGACTTACATCACTCCTTTAAAGAGTTAGATTTAAAAACTGAAGTTGAAAGTTATGAAAGTTATATGTATTGATTCAAGCAACAAACCTGCAAAAATATCATTAGATGAATGGGTAAAAGAAGGTGCTGTATATACAGTAATTCTTGCTTTAAATATGGGTTTACAACCGGGAAAAATTGGATTTAAACTTAAAGAAATTCAGCTAACAGAAAAATCTTTTCCTTATGAATGTTATGATGCATCCAGATTTGTACCAGTAGACTATAATCAACAAGAAGTTTTAGAAGAAAATTTAGAATTAACAATCAATTAGTATGAAAAAATATAATAAAGATGATGTAATTAATGAGTTATTAAAATTAGCTAACAAACAAAGATTACAAGTAGTAGTTGATCAAAGATCTTATCTCATTGCTATTTTAATTTATAAGTTTTCTATGACAGAACAATCTGTTGCTGATGCTACAGGTTTATCTAGAATTAGAGTACATTACAATAAAAAATTAGCAATTAATTTTTATGAACATGTAAGTTTTCAAAAGCACACCGAGGTATATCAAAATCTATTTCCTTTTGATTTTAATGCAGTTGCTGATAAATTAACTGAAAAAGCAAAAACTAATAGAAAAAATGAAGTTACTATATTTTTAGATGATGTAACTTTTTCAAAGTTAAAAGATGTAGGTGCCATCTTAGGTCACGCACAAATAACAGCTACTATGAAATTATTTATAGAAAAAGGGTTAAGATTATGGGAAAAATGAAAGATTTTTATATCAAATTACTTAATAAAAATAAAGGTTGTCCTGAGCAAATGACGATTGCAGACATGGTTGAAATGCAAGAATTAAATATGTATAATTGGAAAGAATATGAGCAATTACAAGAAAAAAGGAGAATCTCCGAAAATGAAAAAAGTAATGGAAACTATGAAAATAAGAGAGATTAAATCAAAAAAAAATATTTCTAAATTTTCAATGACTGAAAAAACAGTAAAAAGAATAAATAATGAAGAAGGGGATTAAACCCAATAAGATTAATAAAGATGTTATTTTAAAAAACGTTATTTATAAAAATTATGCTGTCTTCTTGAGAAAAAGACTAGGTAAAAAACGGACCATAGGAAAAGTGAAGATTGGTACAGCATAGAGGACTTCTCATCCTCAAATTTAGTCAGGTGGCGTAAAATTGTTAAATACTTAAAAACAAATAATATGGAAAATTTACAGAAAGACTTTTTACATTATGAGTTAGCTTTAAAGATGAAGCAACTTGGATTTGATGAACCTTGTTTAGGATATTGGAGAAATGAAGATTTACCAAATCCTATAACTATAGGTCAATATACTACTAAAGAAGATATAGAGTATGAAATTAGTGGTCAAGATGAGTATCATAATTTTAAAAATATAATTGCACTTGCACCACTATACCAACAAGCATTTAGATGGTTATATCAGAAATTAAGTATTGAAAATGGTACAATGCCTTTAAATACTGAAACTCAACAGTTATTACTAAAAGAATTAATAGACAAAGTGTCATCTAAACACTTGTTGGTATAATTTTTGTAGAGTATATAGTATGAAAACATACATATATGTACTTAAACATCCTGAAACTTTTGAAGTAAAGTATGTTGGTAAAACTAATAATATAAAAAGAAGATTTGCTCAACATAAAAGTAAAAAGTGTTTGGAAAAAACAGGAAGTAAAAAATTAGCTTCTTGGATATTTAAATTATTGTCAAATGATTTACTTCCTATAATGGAAATTATAGAAGAGTGTAATGATAATTGGGCAGAAAGAGAAAAATATTGGATTTCTTATTACTCTAACACTAACCTATGTAATTTATCAGAGGGTGGTGAAGGAGTAGGTCACAATAATTCTACTAAAAGTAAAATTAAAAATGCTTTGCTTGGTAGAAAAAGAAGTGATGAAGAAAAACAAGCAATATCTAAAGCAATGATAGGTTTAAAAAGAGGTAAATATTCTACATCTAATGGTCATAAAGAAAGATACAAAAACCTTGAAGAAAGAAAAAAACACTCTATTAAACTTAGAAAAAAAGTAGGACAATATGATTTAGAGAACAATTTGATACAAGAGTTTGAGTCTGCAAGAGAAGCATCAAGACAACTTAATATAGATTGTGGTTCTATTTCTAAATGTTGTAGAAACAAACAAAAACAATGTAGTGGATTCACTTTTAAATACATAACAAATGAAAATATTTAAAGAATTAAAAAAACTTGGTTATATACATTATTCCGCTACTACAATAGAAGAGTTAGATGATTTACCATTAAATAGTGCTGAAAGAGTTTCAGAACAAGCTTTGGCTTTAAGATGGTTTAGAGAGAAGTATCAATTGCATTCTACCATTACATCTATAAGTCAAGAGTCTTGGCAATGGCACATCACAAAACCTGGAGAATCATTAGGTAAAATGTATCAAGAAGATTTTTATACATACGAAGAAGCAGAACAGGATTGCTTGGTCAAGTTGATAGATATTATAGAAAATAAATAGTAATATGGAAAAAATACCAACAGCAGAAGAATGGTTAACATCCTTTGGTGCTGATGCTGATGATATGTTTTATAAACACTCAGTAGAAGAAGCAATGATTGAATTTGCTAAACTACATGTTGAAGCAACACTGAAAGATGTAAAACAACAATTAATTGATGCATTAGATGATCATTTAATGTTAGAAGAAAATATTTGTGAGGTTATAGGAAACATAAATAATTACTCATTTTAACTATGACACTAAGAGATACGGAATTAATAGGTAAAAAACTTGTAAAACATGGATTTTTTAGATCAGCTACAGATCATCAAGCTTATAGATTTAATGGAGTTAGCGGGTCTATATCATTATATTT